GCATATTTGCAGGCGAGGAAGATATCCCCGTCGAAATTGCTGAAGAGACACCCGTCCAGAGAGCTACTGTACCAGTCACCATGCCAGAGGACAAAACAACTCGCACACTTGCAGAGGTGGGGCTCAAGTTTAGGGAGATTGAGGGTAGGGCTGTGGTTAAAGAAGGGGAAACTGTTGTAGACTTCTCTAACCGAACAACTACCAAATATCATGGCTGGGACGCATTGGATTTCCTGATATCCCAATTTAGTAGTTCAAGTGAACGTCTTTTCACCAACGTTAGAGATAACGGTGATGGAATAGACCGCCACTATATTAATTTGGAGCTCACGGAAAAGACTTGGTGGAGTCTTGGACTTAAGGTTACTAACAGGCTGCTTTCGGCAGAATTGGACAAGGTATTCTTGGCCTATAAGAAGATTGGTGTTAAAGCCCTTACCACTTCTATAGACCAGGCAGTTTCTGCAGCTCAGAAAGAGTTAGCCACAGAGCTGAAAATTAATGACATCATGGATTTGACTGAGGCATTTACGATAGCACGTGTAATACGAGCACAACAAACTATGAGGCTTATTCAATGCTTAAACGCATCATCTTCCGTGAGATACGTTAAAGCAAACAAATAAGATGTTGGCGGAGTGGGTTTGACAACCCACACCCCAACACCCTTCAAAACGTTACATTCAACCTGTGTTTTGGATGATGCTAGAGTTGACCCCACATTAGCGGGTCGATACTGCACCAAATTCGAATTAACAGGTAACGCCAAACAAGGCATAGAGTGTGATAAAATTGAGGGGCACGTAGGGGCCGCACAGATCTTTCCAATATTCATGCATGATGAATGGCGGACAGGTACTGTTAAGCACCATTGTGATCGTACTGATGTGGCAGCTTGTTTGAGAGCATGTTCAAACCAAGTTGGCCCTGATCCTGAAGTACAGCACGACTTTGCAAAGTATTTTAGAGAGGTAATTATTAAGAAGTTCTTGAAAGCTTTAGATTTTGAAAAGATTGTTGTGGATCATCAGGCGTGGCTAAAACGCTACCCTGGTGTCTATCAGAACAAAATTAACAAAATTCTAGAGCCGGAAATGTGGGATGACAAACCTTACAGTTATGAAGCCTTCGCCAAAATTGAGCAGCAGTTTACAACTGTTCCTCATGAGGAGAAGAATTCATCCATTAATACTGTTAAGGAGCGTCAGATCTGCGGTCCTAGTGATCAAAAGAAACTCTTTGGTAATCCTTTCATTAATTTACTTGAAGGTGTGGCACATAGACATATACCCCAATATTGTGGCAGAAAGAATTGGATTGAAATTTGTGAGACCATAGATAAAGGCACGCAGCATATGCTTGACGTTATCTTTGGTGCAGCAGATGGGTCCGGTTTTGATATGACACAGTTGGCCTGGCAAAATTTGCTCATGAATGAGCTAATAATTGCTTGCGGAGAGCATTCGAACGTTGACTGGAATGAACCACTTAATGTAGAGTACTTGAAGCGCGTTTTGGTCGAGTCTATCGATCTGAACGTGGTTAGTGGGTGTGTGAAATATGCTACACAAGGTCGTGCGTCTGGTGATGGTTGGACTACATTTGGCAACACAGTGTTGATGATGAGTTATTGGATGTACACATTCCACAAGGCCGGCATTACGGATTACTTTTTACTTGTAAAAGGTGATGACGTTTTGATGGCTATGGAAGAGTACAACTTAACTCACTTCAATACAGTGTGGCCTAAGTATTTTACCGACACCAAGACATATCAGAATCATGGGTTAGGACAAATTTGTACTAAAATACAATTTGGCCCTATTGAAGAGTTGGATTTCTTGTCCAACCACTTCTTTAGAACAAGGGATGGCAAGCTCAGAATGACAAGAATCCCTGCTAGAATTTTCCAAACCAATTCTTGGTCAACCAAAATTGTACCATTTGTTAATCACAAGAACTACGAGAAGTTTGCGTCTGAACTCACATATTCTAAAGGTATGTGTTTGAAGGCGTGGGCTTCTGGACTCCCTATTTGGAGTGTTCTTGCTGATAAAATGATACAACTCGGTAGGCAAGGTACTCTTTCAGAGTTCAATGAGTACTCAGATGGAAACCGTGTTTGGCACTCGAAAGATGATGCCGACACGTACTTAGAATATCTGAATAGTTGGTATGGCATAACTGCAGTGGAGGTTGCTAACATTGAACGCGCTATAGGTTCTATTAATAGTCTGTCTGGAATGCTATATATTCCCGAGCTCGATAAGTTTTATGACACCGGTTAATCACGGTGTTTGCAGTGCAGGTCAGCTTTTAGCTGTGGTGTATGACGAACACCCACTTCCGAGTTATAGGTACAAACTCCTATTCAAAAAGATTGCGAAAATCGCC